TCGTTAGTTGCACCTGACAAGGAATCCTTGACAGTTGCAACCACCGTGACTGTCATCAACGGGCCACGAGCTGCGCAGTTCGCTTACGTTACGACCTTTGAGGTAGTCACTGGATTACGACGCCCATTCCCGTTTGGGAAGTTTAAAAACTGGAAATGCAAATGAACGAAACCGCATCGGCTGACGACCGCAACAACATGGGGTTCCCAGTGATCCCATTCATCGTCATCTGGCCTTTGATCAGGCTGGTAGCGGTTCCGTTAATCAAAGCGGTGCTGCCTTATTTGCTGAGGCGAATCGCTGAAAACCTTGAATCAGGCCAGCCTGGCGTGATCAGTGAAGATGAATTATTGGAAGCGATTGAAGGCCAGAAGTCACAAATGCAAGCCGTTTACAAGGGGGATTGATGAAGGCATACCACTGGCTGCTGCTCAACAACCTGATAAACGGCTGGACATACTGGACAAATATGGGTCGCATGGAAGCAATGACCGCCCTTGCATGGGCCGAAGAGCAGGGCTATGCCGTCAAAGGTCGTATCACAGATGAAGGCCGAGGCTACTTCCTAGCCAACCAACACAAAAGAGTGACAGACTAATGCAGCGATTGATTGCCGGTCTATTAATCATGGTGATCGGATGCGGCTCCGCTCCTGCCGATCCACCGGCATCCATCGTGGCAACGTCCCTGCCAGCCATTACGGAACCGTCTTGGACGTTCACCGATGCGGGTAATACCTACCTGGTGGGCAAGCAATCCGGATCGGTGGTGATCCTGCGAAGCGGCAACACACCCGCACCCGTGCCGATCCCACCGCCCTTGCCCGCTCCTGTGCCCGTGGTGGGCGTCAAGTGGTTTAGCGTGGTCGTTGACCCCAACAGCCCCGAACAGGCAGCGTGGCGAACGGATTCCGCTCTCCGGAGTGAAGTGGAACGCAAGGCGATTAACTACCGATCCTATCTCTCGACTGAGGCGGACATCGACACGCTCGGATTCCGTGCATCATTGCAATCGACCGGCACGCCTTGTGTGATCCTTCAGGACTCAACGGGCAAGATGGTCAAGGTGATCCGACCTACCAATTTGGCCGACATTATGACGCTTCTGGAGGCGATTAAGTGATTATTACAGGCGATTGCCTTGAAGTCATGAAGACGCTGGAAACAGGCTCGATTGATGCGATTGTGACTGATCCACCATACGGGATGAATTACAAGTGTGATTCGACTCGATTTTCAGGTGGACCAAATAGCAATCGACATAAATATAGATATTTGGGACGGAAGTGGCCGCGTATAGCAAACGACGATAAGCCTTTTGATCCATCGCCTTGGCTAGCGTGGAAAAAGGTTGTCCTGTTTGGGTCGAATCATTTTGGGAGTCGTTTACCTGTTGGAACTACGCTGGTTTGGATTAAGCGAAATGAATCGGCATATGGATCATTTTTATCAGATGCCGAGCTTGCATGGATGAAAGGCGGCCACGGTGTTTATTGCTTCAAGGATATGTCTTATCAGGCAAGAAACCAGCGTTATCATCCCACGGTCAAACCGATTCCAATGATGCGTTGGTGCATTCAAAAACTGAAGCTGAAGCCAGGTGCTACCATCCTTGACCCATTCTGTGGCTCAGGCTCAACAGGCGTGGCAGCTATCAGGGAAGGATTCAATTTCATCGGCATCGAACTGAATCCCGAATACGCCGAAATCGCCACCCGTCGCATCGAACACGAACGCAGCCGTGCACCACTTTTGGAGGCGATTAAGTGAGCGAACCCCTCCTGTGGCCAGTGCTCGGCAGCGAATGGCGTGGCATGGGCAATCGCCCGCCGTCAATCAGCCTCAAACTTGGCTCAATGCAGTCCCTGCCGTCTATTCCCGAAAGCGAATGGGTGGAATTCGATCTCACCGCATCGCCAAACTTTCCGATCAAGATCAAAGATCAAGGCCAGTACGGTGCCTGCAACGGCCACGCCGCCGCCACATCGCTGGAAGTGGCACGCTGGGTGGCTGGTCAGGATCATATCGACCTATCACCCTGGTTGATCTATGCCGACCTGTGCCGGGGCTGGGATACCGGGTCAAGCATTGCCGAAGCACTCCAACTCTTGGAGAAGTCAGGCACTTGCGAGTCTTCGTTAGTCCCGTTCGGCACGATAAACCCATCGTCAGTCAAGCAACAGGCACGCAACGATTGCAAGCGGTTCAAGATCGAGATCGGCACCACGCTTTTGACGTGGCAGGATCTGTGTATTGCAACACAGTTGCGGATGCCGTTCAATTTCTCGGTGCCAGTCAATTCCGGTTTCAATGCACTCGACGCGAACGGTTGCCCATCGAACAGGTCAGGTCAGCACAATCACGCTGTGATGGGCGGGTTAGGGATGCGTAAAGCACCGGATGGGCAATGGCTCATCAGGTGGCAGAATAGTTGGGGCACACGATGGGGTCAATCTGGACGTGCCTGGCTGTGCGAAAAGAATATTCAAGGCTGGGGCTTTGATGCCTACTCCGTGACAGCAACAATCGAAGATCCAACCGACAAGCAACCGCCTCTTAATTAAATGAAACGCAAAACACCCCGACACAGGCTCGACACCATGCCAAGCGGCACGGAGTTGGAGCGTATTGCCCGCCGGATCCTCACGGAACTGGGCAACAACGTGGCAAAACCGTGGCTCGCGATCTACGACCGTAAAAAGGAAGCCGACCCGTTCACAGCACCATTGGACATGGCTGGCAAATTCATACCGATTATCGAGGCATGGATTGACCAGTCAGGCCGGTCGTTGTTGGTGTCGCTGGATCAACAGGATGCGGATCAATGGCTAGTCCGTGCTCCTGAGGTGCTTCAAGCCGCCCGTGAGGCTGTTCTGGACCTGTGTAACGAGACCATTGAGCAGTTCACTAACGACACGCTCAAGACGCTGGAAGGCATGCGGCTGGATATCGCAGCCTCCATTGAATCCGGTGAAACGGCTGGCGAACTGACTGACCGAATCAGCACTTGGATTAAGGACAACGCACGCTGGCGAGCGAGACGCATTGCAATCACGGAATCAGCGAGGGCTTATAACACCGGACTGGTTAAAGCCGCCGAAAGCCTTGATTTCATTGCCGGATGGGAATTGCTCGTCTCAGATGACGCCTGCCCAATGTGCCACATGATTTATCGTTTATGCCCGATTATCCCCAAGGGCGGGACATTCGGAACGAACGGTAATAACAAGACTTATAAAGACTTGAAATTCCCACCTTTCCATCCCGGTTGCCGCTGTTCTCTCTTGGAAGTGTTCGACGATGAAATGCCAAAGGAATTGCAACCGCCCGTCAAGCCCGGTGAAAACGGCTACTTAAGGCCATCCGAAACGGATTACGAGACGGCTGATCAGGGCGGTTACTTATCAGTTGCGATCGGCAACGCCAAATCTTTCACCAAAACAGGCCGGATATTGGAGGTTGATATATGATCAAAAAATCGACAGACGCCGGTATCAAAACCAGCGACACAGGCGGTTTTATTGGTTATGCGGCACGCTTTTTGAATATCGACCGGCAAGGCGACATTATCCTGCCGGGTGCATTTCAGAAGTCGATTCAAGAGTTCATGGATTCAGGCGGCTTAGTCCTGTCGGACCATGAAAACAAAACCTCTGCTGTGATTGGCACTCTAAACGATGCCACTGAAGACCGCTCTGGCCTGAAAGTGGACGTGACGTTTTCAGCCACCAAAGCCGGCCAAGAGATCCGCACTTTGCTTCGTGAAAAAGCCGTGCGAAAAATGTCTATTTCATTTCTTGCCAAACAGCCTGAGAGATTGAGCAAGAAACAGGTCTCCGAACTGTGGGACCGTTACGGATACAAGCCCAGTGCTGCCCAGGTAAAGCTCTCTGAAAAAGGGGCCAACCTGATCAAAGAAGTGTCGGAGATCATCGAAGTCTCTGTGGTGCCGATCCCGGCCAACACCGACGCCTCGATTATCAGTGTCAAAGCACACTCCGACGACGATACACCGACCCCGGTGGTGGATGCCAATCTCCTGACGAAACTGTTTCGGCAGGCCGAATTGGCTGATTCGATCTTGACCGCCGTGAAGCGGTAAACGAAAGGCTCAAATATGAGTATTGCAACAGAACCCCGCTCAGCGGCATCCATCGCTGAGGACCGCATTGCACTTGCCTCAAGTGTGATTGCATTGCGAGACGAAATTCTTGCGGCTCCGGACGATGTTCGGGCCGAAAAAGCGGCTGATTTACAGGCCGCCAACGACAAACTGGAAGCGTGTGACAAGGAATATTATCTGGTCAAGGCACTTGAAAACGCCAACACCATGATCGAAAGCCTGTCCAATAAGCCCGCACGCCCACAGCCGACCTACAAAGCGGCCACAATTGATCGCCAGACCGGCCATGTTTATGACGGTGGTGACCTTGCCAGCCTGTCGGATGTCGAAGCCGTGTCGTCTCGCGATTACACCAAGGCGTTTGAAGGTCTATTGGAAGCCCGTGGCAATGTGGATCGTGTGAAGAGCCGCAATCATCGCGACATGCTCGAACGA